ATGGAGCGTTTTGACCTGACCGGACTTCGCTGCTATAGAAACCTGAAGCAGGCAAAGCGCTTGGAGAGAAGCTTGGGTACACTGGGCGGAGGGAACCATTTTATTGAGATTGATGCAGCTTCGGACGGCACAAAGTATTTGGTGATCCATTCTGGCAGCCGTAACCTTGGCAAGCAGGTTGCGGAGCTCTATCAGTCTTTAGCCATCGACCTGAATGCCGGTAAGGCAGATTACTTCGAGCGTCGGGATGAGCTGATCCGTACATATAAGGAGCAGGGCCGCAGAGCTGAGATTCAGACCGCATTGAAGGCTATGGAGAAGGAATGGGCAGCAAAAGAGCCGACGATCCCTGCAGATCTTTGCTATCTGTATGGCACCTACTTAGAGGACTACCTCCACGATGTAGAAATCTGCCAGCAATTTGCAAGGCGCAGCCGTGAAAGAATGGCGGAGATCATTTTAGAAAAGACCGGGATGACTGCGATTTCTTCTTTCCACACCATCCACAATTATATTGATACGAAGGAAATGATCCTTCGCAAGGGTTCTATTGCAGCCCATGACGGAGAGCTTGTCTTGATTCCGATCAATATGCGGGATGGCAGTGTGTTGGCTCGCGGAAAAGGAAATCCGGAATGGAATTATTCTGCCCCGCATGGCGCCGGACGCCTTATGTCTCGTACAAAGGCAAGAGAAACGCTGGATTTAGAGGCGTATAGGAAGACGATGGAGGGTATCTACACGACATCCGTCAATGAGGCCACCATCGATGAAGCACCCATGGCATACAAGTCACTGAAGGACATTATCGATGTCATCCGAGAGTCTGTCGATGTGATCGAAATACTAAAACCAATTTACAATTTTAAGGCGTCTGAGTGATAAAATTCTTCTGCGCCGTCTGATTGGAGGAATTGAAATGTTGAATCATTTGAAGAGTGAGGCGAATATTGCCTACACAGAAAACGGCGCAGTTACCAACGCAAGCACAATGTCTGACTGTCTGGATCTGTTCGCAGTGATCGGCGCGCTCCGTGCAGCCGACGATCAGGAAATCATCAGACGCTTTGTCCGCGCATATGCGGAGGACGCGGATATTGCTATGAAGATCCTGTTCTTCGGACGCGATGTTCGCGGTGGCCTTGGTGAGCGCCGGGTGTTCCGCGTTATCATCAATTGGCTTGCCGAGAACAGAGCGGAGTCCTTGCGCAAGAACATTGAGCTTATCCCTGAGTTCGGACGCTACGACGATCTGGTATCTCTCATCGGCACGGCCTGCGAAAAGGATGCTTTGCGTACCATTCGCAAGCAACTGGAGGCCGACCTTGCGTCTGACGCAGAGGTGTCCCTGCTGGCGAAATGGCTTCCGTCTGTAAATGCGTCCAACGCAGAGACGGTCCGCAAAGCAAAGCGCATCGCCCGCTATCTTGGAATGTCCGATGCGGAGTATCGCAAGACCCTTGTAGAGCTGAGAAAGAAAATCCGCATCATAGAGAATCATCTCCGCGAGAAGGACTACTCTTTCGACTATGCGAAGCAGCCGTCCAAGGCCATGTTCAAATACCGGAAAGCATTCCTGCGTAATGATGGTGAGCGCTATAACGCGTTCCTGGAGGCTGTAAGCAGCGGTGAAAAGCAGTTGCATGCAGATAACCTTGCTCCTTATGAGATCGTCAGATCTGCGCTGAATGCAAACCGGTGGGGCTTTCATGCTGACTTGACCGTCGGAGAGAAGGCTGCACTCAATGCGTCCTGGGCGTCACTTCCCGACTTCTGTGACAACAGAAATGCGCTGGCAGTAGTGGATACATCCGGATCCATGTACTGCTATGACAACGCGCTGCCGGCGGCTGTTGCGCTGTCCTTGGGACTGTATTTCGGAGAGCGTAATACCGGTATCTTCCATAACCATTTTATCGAGTTTTCTTCTCGGCCGCAGCTTATTGAGATCAAGGGCAAGACCTTTGCCGAGAGGCTGGAGTATCTGTGCACCTTTAACGAGGTTGCCGATACAAATGTGGAAGCGGTCTTTGATCTGATCTTGGATGCGGCAGTGCGCAACAATGTCCCGCAAGAAGAGCTGCCCGAGACTTTGTATCTGATTTCGGATATGGAGTTCAACGCCTGCGTTCGAAATGCATCTGTGTCTAATTTTGCCAGTGCAAAGCGCAGATTTGCGGAGCATGGGTACAGATTACCTCAGATTGTCTTCTGGAATGTTGCGAGCCGGAACAGCAATCAGCCCGTGACAAAGAACGAGCAAGGCGTTGCCCTGGTTTCCGGATGTACGCCGCGTCTGTTTTCCATGGTGGCAAGCGGAGACCTTTCCCCTTACTCTGTCATGATGGATATCATAGAGTCAGAGCGGTACGCAAAAATTTCAGCATAAAGCGAAGGCGGTACCTACCGGTATCGCCTTTTCTTTCATATGAATAATCTCAGGGCAGGCCAAACGAAGAACACCCAGAATCTGGACAGGCATGAATTGATAACAAAAAAACAATTATATGAGGTGACGAACAAAATCGCCACCTCGTTTTGCTTTTCTACAAACCTATTGCATTTCTTTTTTGCCTGAGTATAATAACATTATGGGATTTCAAATCCCATATAGAAACAGAGGTGCTGATATGAGAACAAAGAATCAAGAAACTCTGGACAGGATATTGAAGTTCGTAAACAAGTATTATCAGGAGCACCACAGCTCTCCTACGATCAACGATGTTGCTGAAGGCGCTGGCGTTGCCAGATCCACTACGCATCGCTACCTTCAGGAGCTGAGTGACCGCAACCTGATTGATTACGGCAGAGGTATCTTGTCTGCTCCCCAGAGCGCCAAAATGAAAACAGCCTATGTCTCCGCCCCGTTAGTAGGTTCTATTCGCTGCGGCAATCCGGAGGATGAGGAAGAGTCGATTGAGGAGTATGTCAGCCTCCCGGTCTCTATGTTTGGCAAGGGAGATTTCTACATTCTCCGCGCCAAAGGCGATTCCATGGTGGATGCCGGAATTGACGAGGACGATCTGCTTGTCATCGAGCGTAATTGCCCTGCTCTCGAAGGGGATATAGTCGTTGCGCTGGATGAAGACAACCAGAATACGCTGAAGCGATACGCCGGCTACGACGAGGACAGCGGGTATTACATCCTCGAATACGAAAACGAGGAGCAGTACCCGGGCAAGACCATAAAGCTGCGAAGCTTTCAGGTACAAGGTGTCGCTCGGCACGTAATCAAATCACTCTAAACAATAATCTTGATTTGATGGGAGATGTGTTGTTTTGAATGCAAAAGATGTGAAATGCCCGATTTGAGGCACAGTCAACAGAAGTCTCGATTTAGATGAGACCGACGGATGGATGGAATGTGAGAGCTGCCATAACGCTATTCAAATATTGAAGTACGCTAAAAGCAGGCGTGTTCCGGTATATCAGATGGCAGATTGCAATCTCCTCGTTCCGTTGAACAAGAAAAGATAGAAGGAGAATGGCGATGCTGGAGGATTGGACGATTTACTCTTGGTATTGCCCAAACTGTAAGACGCAGGTAGCGGGGCTAAAAAACAAGAAAAATCAGATTAGAGTTATTTGCACGAAATGCAGTGCCGAAATGGTCCGCACGGTAGTGGGCAGAAGGCATGATGTGATTGACATATATGCACCGATTGGAATGGAGCATACTGACTTGGAATTGAGGGAGCATTGATATGACGATGTTAGAGGCTTTTGTAAAAGAGCGCAACGAGGCGCTGTTCAGCCTTGACCGAAAGAAGATCGAGGCCTACATGATCAAATATGGAGAAACAGAAATTGCGCAGACACCCGATGTTGTTTTCTGGGCATCCGTGTACAAGGCCATTTGCGGTATCAAGGATGCGCCGGAGACCATTGTGAGCAAGGCAAAGGCATGGCTGCACGAGCATGGCATGAGCCCTTATCTGGCAGGGGGATAATCTCCCATTGATCTGCCTGAAGATCACCTATAACAACTGAATCAACGACATCACGACGGAACGGTCGGGCTGAAACAGGGCCGCGCTAAATCCGCTTCCAGGTCACTTGATCGTGGGCAGCAGCCCGAACATGAACCGGTAGTTATTCCAGACATACATGAGAGGCCACCGGCAAGGTAAGACACTATAGTTCTATCTATAGATCTGCCTTGTCGGTGGCTTTTTTTGTTTTTCACCGACATCACAAATACATATTCGCAGCCTGAAGTACAAGGGCCAAGGATACAAATACGCTGATTTCAAACTCTTTTGAAAAAGCAGTATGGGTACCCTTAGATTTCTGCGCCCTTTTTCAGGCAGGCAGTATCGGGAGTCCTTTTCGCCAGCGTAGTTGTGTCCTTTGGACCGCAGCAGGCGGAAAGGACTTTTTATGTGCGACCAGTGGCTCTGTTATATCGCTGAATGCCCATGATCTCTGAATTTTTGACTTTCACCCAAATTCAAAAATTCAAAGGAGATCACAGTAATGAAAAGAACATTTTTGGTAAAGAAGGACCCCACGATTGAAGCACAGGACAATTGGCTGATCATGGATTATCGCCAGTATACGGCATGGAGAGAAACGGATGAAGGCAAGAATCGGGAAATCGTCTTTGGAAAGTTTGAGGCTTGTAGTGAAGACGACTCTATCATTTTCATGGAGTGCAATGAAAAAGTCAGCAAAGAGTTGAAAAAGGATTGCCATCGCAAGCAGTACATCCGAAGCCGAGACGCCGAAACACCGTTCCAAGTCATGTCTTACAGCACCATGACCTTTCAAGAGTCTGAAATTTACGGAGAAGATGTTCTCGAAGACACAGAGTGCAATGTAGAGGAGTCGGTCATGCAGCATATGGATATTGAGCGGGTCAGAACTGCACTGAAAATGTTGACCCCGGAAGAACGAGCCATCATTCAGGATTTTTTCTTCACAGAATCCCCGGTGCCTGTTAAGGAGCTTGTGGAAAAATACGGGAATGCCTAAGTCGAGCATCTATAGAAAAAGGGATGATGCACTGAAGGCGCTTAAGAAAATTTTAGGAAATGCGTAGGTTAAATAGGAACGATACGACTGGTTTGACATAGAAAATGCACCTGCCGAAGCAGGTGCAAAAATGGAGTTACATCATCGGGTTTTCCAGCAGGTCTTCCACATTGCAGCCGAGAACACGGGACAACTTATAGAGGATGTTTGCCTGCGCCTTGTCAATGCCATTGACCCGCTGTTCGTACATCTGAATGTTGCGCAGATTCACGCCGGACTGCTCTGCAAGCTCTGCCTGAGATAAGCCCCGGTTTTCACGGATGCGCTTCAGGTTGGAATCGCCTTCCGCTGCTTTGTAGAGTTCCTCCATGGTATCGATGAAACTTGTAATGTCCATCTCGTGGTAAACGGAATACATCCCAATGATCTTGGAAAGTGGAATGCGTTCAAAGATGTCCTTGAAACGACGGCCGGTAAACCATTGGTACTCTGCAACTGCCCAACCGGTCCAATATTCAGGGGAGCAGTCCTCTGCATTGGTTGGTGCTGGCAGCTCCTTTGGACCGTATGCCTTTGTGATGACCGCACGGGCCAGCTCAACACCGGACATCCCTGCGACATAGGCGGGGTTGCCTCGTTCAAATTGTTCGGCGTAGCCGGTATTGATGAAGAGTGCTGTGATCCAATCCGGTTTTAATTTACAGTCGTTGATTGCATAGTCGAAGAAAGAGGAAAGACGATCCTTGGCATTATTCAAATAAGATTCGCTGTATGCGTGGGTCATCGCCAGCCATCTCCTCCCTCAAGATATCCAGCACGAAGATGTCGTCCCGGTAAGACTTGCTTTTCTTGATCTCTTTACGGTAAGTATCCCTCGCTTTGGTATCTCTATCCAAGAACTTGGGATAATAGACGCTCTTGCTGACCGGATAAGCATTCACGAAGTGCAGCCGATCAAAGCCTTTTTGAGAAATGACAACCGTCTGCTCACCGAGCTTGCCCAGCTTCAGAGCCCTGTTCAAACTCCGGAGCGGTAAAGTGTTTGACACAAAGGACTCTGCATACTGGAAATAGGAATCGTCTGCCCGATAGCCGATCACAACATCGTAGCCGGTTAAATCAATTGAATAGTGGTCAATAAGATAGTCCCTTGCATCAACGGCAACTTCGGAGTCCAGCTTGAAGGTGCGGAACTGAAGCAGAAGAGCCATCCAGTTCAGGACCGTATGCGTTCCGTCCAACAGATTCAGCACCTTCAGCCCGTCCGTGTCAAAGGCATAGCTGTTGACAAAACCGTCTGTGTTCTTTTTGCAGGCCCACTCACGAGCCATTTCATCGACGCGGGTACAGTAGAAGCCCATGCCATAGTCGTTGTGCGGATTACCGATATGAATATCCGGAACCTCGATGATGTGGTCGGTTCCATGAAGCAGTTGAATGACGCTCATAATATGAAGCCTCCATTATCATTGTAATGATACAACCACATTATATCATCCTGATGATAGTTTTGTCAATAGCGCATGAGAATTCATTCCAAAGAATATGACTCCTCCCTCCTAATTCTCCCTGTTCCGAAAAATAATTTGGAAACGAGCAAAAAACTGTGGGAATCTCGCAAAAAATTCGGCAAAGAGAAAGTGAGAGGGCAATCTCATAAAACCCGGTAGGAGTGATTCACATGAATAACAAAATAAACATCAACCCCAGCTCGACAAAGTGGCTCGAAAAAGATGATCGGGTCGTCGCTGATTACTTTTGCGATTTGGGCTTCCGTTCCCTGAAGCAGATCCTTGATATGCGTGTTTTCGATCTGATGAATATGCAGGGTCTGAACGCTGTCCGAGTCGAGGAAGTGATCATCTGCTTATATAAGTGGCTGAATCCCAACACAGCTATCGATGAGGCTATCTATAACGGTATGATGTCACAGCCCTTCCTCTATACTCCGTGGAGAAAAGAACACAAAGACCTTGCTGCAATCAAAGTCGGCGACTTGGTGCTGACCCCCGGTATCAACATGAAAGCTATCCAGCATTTCTATGATGCGATCCGTAAGGCGTTTTTCAAATCGGAGGAATACAACTGGAGATGGTACAAGTTCCGAAACAGAAGTGAATATGTGACCTATCTCCGGAAACACGAGGAGGCGGAATAAATGACGCGAACAGAAAAAGAAAATCTCGTTCCTGTTTGGGAGCGCATTACCATTAGTCTGGAAGAAGCTGCCGCATATAGCGGTATCGGCGTGAGGAAGTTGCGGGATATGACCGATAAGCCCGAATGCAACTATGTTATCTGGGTCGGAAACCGAAGAATGATCAAGCGGAAAAAGTTCGATGAATACCTTGAGTCGGCCTATTCTGTATGAGTCAAGTATGCGATTTGCTTGATATGGGCTGATTCGCAACATTGGAAAACGAGATGTCTCTATGTATCCTTAATGGTGCCAAGAGAAAAGCGAAAGCAAAGGAGTGAAGACTATGCAGTTTCAAAAGAAGGAAAAGCGGCAGACAACCGTTCGCTTTGATCGGAAAGTTTGGTGGAAATGCGAACAGGGCCATGAGTGGTTTACGCTCATATCTACACGGGCTTATGGAAGCAAATGCCCCTATTGCAGCGGAATAAAATTGCTGAAGGGATTCAATGATTTAGCTTCGCTCCATCCGCAGCTCGCATTGGAATGGTCACAAAACAATGGCACATTATTGCCGGAAGATTTCAACGAGCGCTCCACCAAAAATGTCTGGTGGAAGTGTAGTACCTGCGGACATGAGTATAGGGCGGTAATCAAATCCAAAGTTCATGGGCTAAAATGCCCGATATGCACGAAAAACGCTTTGTTGCCCGGTTATAACGATTTGGCAACTACAGACCCGGAGCTGGCACAGGAATGGAATGCTGCCAAAAACACAAGAAAGCCCACAGAGATATCAAGACTGTCACAATACCCAGTTTGGTGGAAAGGCATTTGCGGGCATGAATGGAAGGATAAAGTGTTTCACCGCGCAGTTGGAGGAGCCGGCTGCATCTACTGCGAGAAAGTATTTCTTAAGGAGCTGCCATATCTGCTTGTAACGATGTATGCAAAGCAATATGGGCTTGCGACACGCACAGACGACGAAAAAATGATTGGGGCACGGATCGATGCAGTTATCCCGGAACTGCGGCTTGCGTTTGCCTTTTCTCAAAAAGGCACTGATAGAGAAGCCAAAGTCGCGGAGGTTCTTCACTTCCTGTGCAAAGCGAAAAGGATACAGTTATTTGTGATACGGCAGAAAGACCCGATTGCGCTTGCCACAGAAATCAAGCAAGCCTTCGCTAAGGCAAACCTATTTATAAATTCGGATAGTCAAAGGGATGTTGCCCATCTTCGGAAGCGATACTTTGCTCAAAAGAACAATGGAAACTAAAAAGAGGAACTGCGACTTGCAGTTCCTCTTAGTTCTTTTGATTCGTTTTTACTGCATGGGCAAGCAGCATATTGAGTGCGTCTTGCTTTGCTCGCTCATCAGCTTTTCGTGATGCGATCAACAAGCTGAGTTCATATTCAGACAGTGTAGAGTCCTCGATGTCCTGCCTTCCCAGCAGGTAGTCAACCGTTACGCCAAAAATATCTGCCAGTTGGATCAGAATGTCAATGGAAGGCTGTCTGGAGCCGGTTTCATAACGGGAGTAAACCACGGAGGATACGCCCAATGCGGAGGCCACTTCTGCCTGCGTAAGACCCTTGCGAGTGCGAATATCCTTGATGTTCACAGGCACGACCTCCTTCCTATATACTACATTAAATTATACTACCGGAACGGAATGTGATATATTACCGTATCGGTAAATGACTCGTTGACCAGATACCGTTTTGGTAGTATCATATTCCACAGGGGTAAATGTTTCGTGTCACTTCGCACCATCTCGGAATGCGGAGGAATACATGAACCTAAAAGAAATACGAGTCAGTCGCAAACTCAAAGTACAAGAGGTATCTGACTATCTGTGCTGCTTGCCATCTGTTTACAGCCGTTATGAGAATGGCAAACGAGAGCCATCCATCGATATTCTTCTGAAGCTGTCCAAGCTGTACGGCGTTTCTGTTGATTATCTAATTGGAAATGATGAGGTCATTGACACGAGCATAACCGAAAAAGAAGCTGCAATGATAAGCGCTATGCGTCAGGCGGACGAACGAGCCAGACAGGATGCAATTGCCTTGTTAGAGCTGCATACAGTGAATAAGAAAATCTAAACAGAGAGGTGCAAAGTGACAGGAGCTTTGCCCTCTGTATCTTGAAAGGGCACCGTGCAAGCGGTGCTCTTTCTTTTAAGGTCGCAAGGCAGCACGCACTTTTGTGAGCATCCCTTTTGCGAGGTTAAAAGCAGGAAAAGTGCGAGCTTGGACACCGTTTTTGCCAAAATGGCTCAGTGAAAAGCGGTTATTGCCGAAACGGCGATGGAAGCAGATGTGTCACCACCTTATAATAATAGTAGTGACTTATGATCCCTATCTGCTTTGAGAAATGTGCGAGGTTAGAATGGAAGGTTCCGTTTACCAATGCTATACAAATGTCCGAACTGAGCCGGTCGAATGGCTATGGTATCCCTATATACCGCTTGGGAAGCTGACAGTGCTCCAAGGCGATCCCGGTGAGGGTAAATCTACATTTGCATAAAGTATTCGCCCACCTCTGCAAACGTGCGGGAGAAGCCTTGAAACTGGCGGTTATCAGCCCCGAAAGGCGTAGGTTACAGTCATTATTAGCCCCCGAAACAGGTACAGACGCGCAGCGGGTGTATCTGTTTCGGGGGTGTGCAGGTGATAGCCGCAAAGCGGCGTAAGAGGGTGCAGCCCTCTTGATCGTTATTCTTGTTCCAGCTGGAAGCTCGGCAACGCTTCCAGCAGCTTTAAGGAAATGTGCTGCCGCATATCCTCGTCAATGACTTTTTTCACTTTGCCGCCCGGCTGCCTGATCTCCACCGTGGAAAGCTCGTCGATGTAGTCCGCATAGTGGGCCAGCACCTTTTCTGTGGCCCACTTCTCACCGGCAACGGCGGCTTTGATTGTTTCATAGTCCAGCAGCTTTTCTTGTCCGTCCATCCTGATACCCCCGTCAGATTGATTTTTTCCATGATACCATATCTGGGAGTATGGAGCCAGAGAAACCGGCGATTTTCTGCTGGTAAATTCTACGCATTTAGAGCGGCACTATGGCGGGGATAGGATAAAACACTCACATACCCCGCCGACTATGCGGGAAAAACCTTGAAATATAGGGCTTTTTAAGGCCCTAAATGCGTAGGTTGGTGCTTTGTTGCGATATGCTCCACGGTTACGGTGTATTGTTCATATTCTGTTTTCGGGAATCTTTATGAAATCTTCAAAATTGCCCGGTATGCTATCCGTAAAATCAAAGAAAGGACTTGATTATATGGATATGATTTTGAAAACGACTGACCTCTGCAAAAATTTCAAGGGGCAAATGGCGGTAAACAATGTGTCACTGAACATCCGGCGCAACTCGGTTTATGGTCTGCTGGGGCCGAATGGGGCTGGCAAATCCACGATCTTAAAAATGCTCACCGGCATTTTGCGCCCCACATCGGGAAGCATCGAGTTTGACGGCCACCCGTGGAAGCGGAATGATCTGGAGCATATCGGTGCTTTGATTGAGATGCCCCCACTTTACGAAAATCTGACTGCATACGAAAATCTCAAAGTCAGAACTACGTTGCTCGGCCTGGACGATGCACGAATTAACGAGGTATTGCAAATTGTCCAGCTCACGAATACCGGCAAGAAACGGGCCGGGCAGTTTTCTCTTGGTATGAAGCAGCGGCTTGGTATTGCTATTGCATTGCTGAACAGTCCCCAGCTTTTGATTCTGGATGAACCGACTAACGGCCTTGACCCTTTAGGGATTGAGGAACTTCGAGAGTTAATTCGCTCTTTTCCCTGCAAAGGGATTACAGTTATTTTGTCCAGCCATATTCTGTCAGAAGTCCAGCAGATTGCAGATCATGTGGGTATCATTGCTGGCGGCGTCCTTGGATATGAGGGAGAGCTTCGCGCCGGTGAAGATTTGGAACAACTCTTTATGGATGTTATTCGCAGAAATGGTAAGGAGGGATATTAAATGGAGATGGCATATATTCAGGCAGAGAACCTAAAGCATAAGAGAACTTTCACAAAAACGCTGATCGTTCTGGCCCCGTTTGTAACTGCGCTTATGAACTTTTTTGCCCCTCTTTGGTTCCAGCTCAATTCTTATAATTGGTGGTATATCCTGCTTTATCCTGGATTCCTTACGCTCACCTGTGCCTTGATTGAACAGCGGGATAATGGCAAACTAAAATATCGTGCCGTTGCTTCATTGCCTGTTTCGCAGAACAAAGTCTGGAAAGCAAAAATTGGAGTGGCCGGTATTTACTCCTGTGTAGGGAATTTCATTTTCCTGGCGCTAAATCTGTTGGGCGGTTTTGCAATATTAGTTATCAACGAAATTCCCCTGACAATCGGAATTTGGCAGGCTGCGGCCGGAACAGCTTGTATTGTCATTGCAAGCCTATGGGAAGTTCCGCTGTGCTTATGGTTATCAAAAAAAGTTGGTATCTTTGTCACGGTTATTCTTAATGCCGGACTTGGAAGCGTTTTAGGGATTTTCACGGCTACAACCTCTTTGTGGATGATCTGCCCGTATAGCTGGGTGCCGCATCTTATGATTTCCGTGTTAGGTATTTTGCCTAATGGTGAGCCGGTTGCAGATCAGAGTACGGCAATGGCATTTTGGATGATTATACTTGTATTGGTCATTTCGCTGGCCTGGTTTGCGGCGCTGTCATTTTTAACTGCAAGATGGTTTGAGAAAAAGGAGGTGGGGTAACTATGGTATCTGTGGTTCGCTGCTGGAAAGCAGAATATCAGAAGTGTAAACATAGCATTTTGCTCTATATGCACAGCATGATTCCGATTATATGTGCGGCGATTTTTGCGGGTTACTATCATATATCCAGATGGGAACTGGCAACCAAAATCAGTGCCTATCTGGAAGTGCTGGCCGTTGCGTTCCCGTTTCTGATCGGCATTATTGTGGGCCTGGTTGTTCAGATCGAAAATCAGGCCGGGCATTATCAGCTTTTGTTGGGAACAATCCCATCTCGCATGGCAACGTATATTGGTAAATTTGGTTTTCTGATGATCTGTGCTTTTGGCGCAACATTTTTAGCGTTAGGAACATTCGCTGCACTATATAGGGATGCTCCGGCAAGCCTTTACCTGAAAGCAGGGATTCTATTGTTGATTACCATGCTTCCCATTTACCTGATTCATTTGTTTGTGGGAATGAGCTTCGGAAAAGGTGCATCTATGGGATTGGGAATTGCAGGGAGTTTAATAGCTGCCCTTATGATAACAGGGCTTGGTGACGCTACATGGAAATATATTCCCTGGGCCTGGGGCGTTCGTGCTATGGATTACACTGTGCTTGCATGGGATAGCCCCCAACTGTATGCACAGGTAAAAACCGATTTTTTCGGCGGTATGATTATTTCTGTATGCTGCACTGTTTGTCTGCTGATTGCCAGTTTGGTTTGGTTTCATGGTTGGGAGGGAGGTAAAAACAGTGAATAAAAAGTGCCTGTTTGCCGTGGTAATTGTGCTTGTAAGTCTTATATGCTTATCGGCCTGCGGTGCGCTCCGCGATACCGCCGATAAAAATAAGGCGTTAAATGAATCTCTGCCGTATTATGAGCTGAACGCCGCAAACTATGATGAAATTTCATATAACGGCCTGACATATACCATAACGGATGAATGTCTTGAAATGTCAGAACTGCAAGAAGAAATCGGGCAGGTATCGAAACGCTTCAAAAATGTGGCGGGGGAAGATTTCAGTTTCGGCTACGTTTACAGTATTGTGGATGTGGATATAAGCAATGCCGTAGCTGTAAATATCAACAATGAATATCGGAAAGCTGACATTAAAAATAATGATGAGTAACCTCGACAATGTGGTATAAATGTGGTATAATGGGGTGGGAGGTGATTTTTTGACCCACTTACTTGTAGTTGACGATGAAGTTTCTATCTTGGAATTGATTAAGAACAGTTTGGGAAAAGATGGATATTTGATAACAGTCTGTCAAAATGCGGATGATGTAGACATCAAAAAGCTGCATTTCTATGACCTCATTCTTTTGGATGTGATGATGCCTGGCACAGACGGGTTTGAGTTTTGCAAACAGATCAGGAATATGGTAGACTGCCCGATTCTCTTTCTGACCGCAAAGACATTAGAGGAAGATATATTGTTTGGATTGGGCATCGGTGCGGATGATTATATTACGAAACCTTTTCGTATTCAGGAGCTTCGCGCCCGTGTCGCGGCACATTTACGCAGAGAAAAAAGGGAGCATCACAGCACACTTTCATTTGAGCCTGATATAAGATTTGACCTTTCCGCAAAGGTACTGTATGTTTCAGAACAGCCGGTTCCCCTTACCAAAAGCGAGTATTCAATCTGTGAATACCTTGCGAAAAACCGGGGACAGGTTTTTACAAAAGAACAAATCTATGAAGCCGTTTTCGGGTTTGATGGAATAGGCGATAACTCTACGATCTCAACGCATATAAAAAATATTCGTGCGAAATTGGAGCATTTCAAAATAAGTCCGATCAGCACCGTATGGGGGATAGGATATAAATGGGAGTGAAAAAGAAACCTACATTGAAAATATTGTTTCGCCAGTTTGCTATCTCCCTCATTGTCATGCTGGTAGCGGCAATTATTGTCCCTTTTGGTTTGGAGGGACTTGCTGTAAATGCTGGATTAGCTACAAGAGCAAATCTAAGTGAATTGCAGGTAAAAGAGATCATTCCAACGCTGACGATTGCCCCGGATATTACAAAGGTTGTGATTCCACAGGGATGCGGCTACTTAATTCTGGACAAGAACTTTAATGAGCTTTACAGCAATATGGACGATGATGAAAAAGAAATTGCCCTGCTGTACGCAAAGGGAGAATATATTGAATATGCTACGGGGAGGCAGTTTGCACTTGTTGTCCGGGAAAACGAATTTTGCGTTTTAAGGTATTATATTGGTTCTCAATTTACAGTGTCATGGCTACCGGAATATTTTCCATCTCCTGACACGCTTGCGTTTATCCTGATGGCTGTAAATTCGCTGCTGGTCATTATCATACTGACCGCCAGATTTGCTAAGAACCTGCGTACACAACTGACCCCGCTTTTTGAAGCAACTGCGGAGGTTTCAAAGCAAAACCTTGATTTTGAAGTAGGACACGCCAAAATCAAAGAGTTTGAAGATGTCCTTGCATCTTTTTCAGATATGAAAGATAATCTGAAAATTTCGTTAGAACGGCAATGGAAAACCGAACAGACACAGAAAGAGCAAATCTCCGCGCTTGCCCATGATTTGAAAACGCCTCTGACGGTTATTCAAGGAAATGCTGATTTACTCACAGAAACAAATCTTGATGATGAGCAACGATTATACGCTGGTTACGTCGTGGAAAGCTCCGGCCAGATGCAGTCATATATTCAAACCCTGATTGATATATCACGGGCGGCGGTTGGTTATCAGCTCCATATTGAAAGTATAGACTTGCCAGCGTTCATGCAGCACTTGTTCGGTTATATGGAATCACTATGCCGGACAAAAGAAATCCGGCTGCAAATGAATACTGTTTCACTCCCTCAAATGCTGAAATTTGATAGGGTGCTGATAGAACGTGCTATTATGAATGTTATCAGTAATGGGCTGGACTACTCCCCGCAAGGCGGAACGCTTTATGTGGATGTTCAGAGTAACAACGGTTTCGTGGAAATTTCAGTCACAGACGAGGGAACGGGGTTTTCTAAAGAGGCATTATGCCACGCACAGGAACGGTTCTATATGGGCGATCAAAGCCGCAATTCAAAGTTACACTTTGATATGGGTCTATATATTACAAATTCGATTATGGAACAACATAATGGTCAGCTTATTTTAGAAAATTCAAAAGAAACCGGCGGCGCAAAGGTTACTATGAAACTTCCTTGCTGATTTTCCGATAGTGTAATGGACGTCTTTTATGTCCGTCCATTTTTCAAATCTTTACTGGCAGGTTCATCATCTGCTCACGAGAGAGGTTATAAAACGCTTGGCCGGATTTGTGCGTAATGTTTCGGCAGTTATCACGATGGTGTTTAGCAGCAAAAGCGTAGAGCAGATATTCTGATACGACATCGTCGTTAAAGTGTGGTATGAGCATAAGCACAAAACCGCCAACAACCGTGTCGGAATAATCTTTGTCTATGAGTGCGATTTTGCCGATGTGATCCAGGCTACTAACTGCAGGTGTAATCATATAGTTTTTTCTCAAATACAGTTCCGGCTTTACAAGCTCGCTTGAAACGAAAACATCATCGCCCTTAAAATAGAACTGCTCTTCACCGATATTCCCGCCACGCAGTACTCTCACCATTTTGTCTGCCTTTATGGCGAGAGCGTCCTTTTTGTATGCAAGCCCAGACATATTCGAGAAAAGGTCTCTTACACGGCACCATTCCCAAGATGAAGGTATCTCAAAAGGCGCTAAATCTGCCAGAGACCGAACTTCATCGCCGATTTTCTCATAAGGAGTATTATCAGAACTCGGCTTTTTAACGATTACCTCGGTAGTTTAACGAATACTTCAGTAAATCAACGATTACCCCAGCTGTTTAACGATTGCAACGACAAAAAAGCCACAAAACCCATATAAAGCACAAACCCCCGCCGCAGAAATGCTCTGTGGCGGGGTTAGCTTATGTGCTGAAACAGCCGAAAAGCCTTATTTTAAGCGGTTTTCGGGCATAGAAAAAGTCCACCGTAATTCTATCAAAAATACGGTGGCATTTTGGCGGAGATGGAGAGATTAAATATACCACTTCACACCACTTTTTATTGCTTTATAAAGTTGCTTGTAAACCACGCATTTACGTCATTTAAGCCGTTTCATTTGTTCCGCATTTCACAAGCATATATTTACAATTCAGCTTTATCGTGTATAATTCGTGTACGCAAAATCAGCCGCCTCAGACCCATAAAAGTCCGAGACGGCTGAAATTCTACCTACTTTATCTTCTTTGTAATCTCGTCGCTGAGCTTCTTGATGAAGTTCACACCTGCGATACCGTTCTCATAATATCCCCACTTTTTCAGCAAGGTATTAACTGCCTTTGCAGTACCTTTTCCGTATGTACCATTCTTATCCATACCTACGTTGTGAAGCTTGACCGCCTTTGCAATAAGCAGCAGTTCCTTGAGCGCAAGCACACCGTTTGTTTTGTTGCCCTGCTTGTAGCCTGTCTTGTCAAGCACTTTCACACTTATCTTACTCTGTTTCTTTGGTCTCAGGAAGCCTGCAATATGGTCATAAGTATGCTTGACCTTAGTGCAGGCTTTTCCGCTCCAGTTCTGGTCATACGAATAAAAATAATTCGTGTTGCCCTCACCCGTGCAGATTGCTATGTGACCCCAGCCGCCATTCAACGTGCCTGACCATATCGCTACATCGCCCTTTTTCGGCACGAAACTCGGCGTGTTCTTTACCTTTGTGAAATTTGCTTTCAGCCAAGTGTTCTTATCGAATAAATCCCAAAAGTGATGTGCGTCATACCAGAAATTCTTGATACCTGAGCCGAAGACCTCGTTGAAATATGCCGTTGCAAGGTCTACACACTGTTTGCCTGCTGCGCCGTCATAGTTAACAGCTACACCATTGTGCTTCTTGATAAACTCATCATATGTCATTTTCTATTCCTCACTTTCGTTTGTATCCACTTTGTTTTCAACTGTGATTTTAAGCTTGTGCACTATCTTCACCAAAAATGACGGCAATGGTATACCTATCACCGCAAGATTTTCAAGAATGGAAATACACTCGTTGATGATAAACCATATCGTCACGATAAGACCAAAGTAAAAGCTGACGTTTACCTCAATGCCTATCTGCGAAAGTCCTGAGATAAAGAGCCAATCAAGTACGCCTGACACCGCCACCACAAATATGTAGCCGACCTTTTTAAAAAGCCCTTTAAGACCGACACGGCTTGACAGCTCGCCCCTGTTCCATGCTTTCCACATTCCTGTAATGTAGTCAATGATCATCACAAGAACCAGAATGACTATAGGTATCGCCATGACACGGAAATACGCTGACAGCCCTGCGGCTATTGCTGATATGATGATTTTTGCTGTGTTTTCTTTCATTACTGTTCCTCGCTTTCGTATGTTTGTCCCGTGATTGTTGTATACTCCTCAGCCGTTATCTTGCCCCTGTCAGCAAAATCCTTGACCTGCTCGGCAGTGTACAGCCCTAAATCGTACAAACGTTTGACCTTTCTATACATCTTCCTTGTCCTCCTCGATTAGTGTATCGGTCATTAGTGCCGTGTATAGCACCTGTGCTTCTAGCTCGTCCACTTTTGTGGCTTTTTTCGGCTGAAAATCTTCGGTAGATAGCCCTAGCTTGTCCGCCATTTTTCTCTGCAATTCTGTCATGTTGTACCTCCCACTTCACTCAGCTTCACGATATACTCTTCTTCTGACGGAACGGGTATTCTATAATCGTCACCATTGCTGTTTTTGAACGTCACGCTACCCTTTGCCTCAACCTCAATATTTCGCAGGAAGTCATCTGGTATTAACGATGAAATGTCGGTTACGATTGGCGTTGCTAATTCGTAGTACAGGATTACGCCCTGCATTGCCTGTTTGAATGCGGTAGCGTCGGTGTAGGCGGTGTTCCGTATAGTTATATAATCATTTGCTGTTTTTACCGCAGAAGCCTTCATGTTATCGGTTTTAGTCGTTATATCATTGAAACAAACTATGTCATATTTTGCGACAACTATATTTGGAACGATTCCGAACGATTCAGAAAATTTTCCTGTTATACTATCAGCAATCGCATAGAATCGTTGCTGTTCGGGTCGATATAACCACTCCAATGTTCCTAAATCAACGCTGTTCACGCACTGAACGTATCGTTTATTTTCATAGTCCACATAGTTTCGTGCCGTTCCTGCCGACCAACCGTAGCCAGGCAGTGCCCTAATGGCTTCTGGAATTGGATACTCGTTGCGGTGGAAGGGGGCATAGGCTGGCATGGTATCTGGTTTGTATATACCGTCCACAAGCATTATATCAAATGCGTCAGCTATTGATTGCATGGTTTCTTTGTTACCTGGATAACATGCCACCATAATTTGTGTTGAATCGGTCATATCCCTAGAATTTGTTATAGTTTCTCTGACACCATTCGATGTAATCAGCCAGTTTGCCATTGTGTTGCCATGAACATACACAATTCCAAACGACACATTTGTCGGACACGTTTTTCCGTCTTTCAGGGCTATTTGTAGTGTTTTATTTGTGTCAATTTCAAAACCGTAATACAGACCTAATGCTGCACATTTTTCAACATCAAACAAATTTCGTCCCTGCTCCACAACCTCTGTCACCCCAGCACTAACAATTTCCCCGTCAATGACCTCAGAATGACCACCTATCGACTTCACGCTCATCAACTTCGCCCCAGTCGGCACAGTCTTCTGATATGCCGTTTCGCTGTCAGTTTCAAACTGGTGCGTGATACCCTGACCTATGAAATACAGTGCGTCCACACGCCTTTGCAATTCCTTGTCGGTCAGCTTCACGTTAGCTATTTCAGCCGTGTTTTCAGCGATTTTTCCGACAGCGGTAGTGTAGTCCTCAGGCAAACTGTCAGCCACGGATTGTGCTTTCTGTGCAGCCGTTTCAGTTGCTGTTCTATCCTCAGCAACCTTAGCGGCGTTTTCTGCCACTGTAGCCTTATCAGCTGTCACCTGCGTTGCCATATCGGTCACCGCCTGTCTGTCTGCCGCAGTGCTGTCAGCACAGGTCTTAGCGGTTTTGGCATAGCCTGCCGTTATTGTCTTGTCAGCTTCGGTCTGCTGTGCAGATGCAGATGCCTGCGCTGCGGATATCTTAGCAGCGTTAGCTTGCGTGACCGCCTGCTGACGTGCGGTCTCTGCGCCCTGCATGGCGGTTTCTGCCTGCGTTGCGGACGTTTCTGCAGATGCCTGTGCGGTTTCAGCACGGCTTGCCGCCTGCGTTGCCGTATCGGCTGATACTCCTGCGGTGGTAGCTGATTTCTCAGCGTTTTCAGCCGCTGTTGTCGCTGTTTCTGCAGCGGTGACGGCTGTCTGCATATCTGCGTGTGTCTGCCTGCCTATGGCGTCTATGCGGTCTAGTGCGTCAGCTGCCACACTTGGTGACGGGATAGCTGTATCACCGATAGCCGCACCTATTCTCAGGCGGAATATGCGTGATTTTTTCACCAGCACATATTCATCACCTGACAGCTTCTTCGCCGCTATCTGGCAGCTGACTGTCTGCGCTGAACGCAGTATATCAGCCGTTGGCGTCCACTGTCCGCCTGTGATATCGACCTCATAGACAGTGCCATCACCATAGTCGATAGTCAGCACATAGCGGTCTGCGCCGTCTATCTCCATGCCCTCGACAGATACATGACGGGCATTAGTTTCACCGACATAGCCCAAAAGGGCTGTGCTTAGGGTTACGTCATAATCTGCATTTAATGTTATCGTCATTTAATCACCCCTCTATGCTATCACGATATAGTCTACACGATATGTTCCAGCAGGCACGCTGACTGTGCTAGAGCCAGCGGACGGCCCCATGCAAATAACCGCATTGTATTTACCATTGAATTTAGCTACATGAACGCAGAAATTCTGATATGGCGTCGGTGTATCGTCCTGTCGGAGAGTGACAATTATCTGTGCAGGGTCGCCGTCTATATCCAGCGGTACTGCCACAGTAGGAGTTGCTGATGATACAACCTGTGTAGCTGTTTTATGCTGGATTATCGTCTGATCTAACTCGTTTACCGCCGTCTGCACCGCCGTCAGTGCGTCCACAAATGCCTGCCTTACCTGTCTGCCTTCAAATGCTGTTGATACAGTTTCTATAAAAGATGTAAGGTCTATGTTTGCCATAAATTTGCCCCCTTAGTTAGTTTGCTGAAAATTCTTTGCATAAACTGTGCCCGTGTTGCCCTCAAGGTATATCTGTCGCTTTTCATTCTCATCATATACGCTGACGGAGTGATTGTTCGTGTCAAGAAAGAAGCTTGCCTTGCCGCCTGCATATGTGCGGATATCGCCTGAGTTACTGTCAATATTCACCTTTAGCTCGTCATTCCAATATAGGAAAACTCCTCCTGCCTGACAAGCAACGTGTCCGCCTATGGTACTGTTTTTTAGCACCCATTGAAGCGGTGAAAGTTCCAGCGTCCATTCTTTGTAGGATAGCTTTATAACACTATTATCCTTGCTGCTTGTTTCTATGTTGATGTTTCCACCAAGCATAGTCAACGCCTTTGCGATAATGTGTCCGTTTTCATCTACTGAAAAAGTACCTGAGCCGTTATTGATTTTAAGCCCTGTCAGCACCTTTGCCGTAATAAAATCTGTAATCAGATTTCCGTCTATCGTCCATGCTTTTGTGTACGGACCCTCTTTGGCAGAGCCGCCGTCTGATGACTTCCAAAATCCCATGCCATTTAGATTGAACTGAATACATGATTTACAAGTGTCGATATTGTCAGTATCCATTATAAGAACACGTCTTGGCTTTGTTGGTGGGTCGAGAATAACATTGCCGCCCTCTGCACCTGTGATAAGTTTAGTCGCATTCTCTATCTTGCTGTCTATGACCTGTCTATTCCTAAACTCTGAGTTATCTATAGCAGATTGCAGGCTTTGTGTTTTCGCTGTCATAAAGCCCGAAAGCGTTTCAAATCGGTCACCGAAGGTTAGCTGTGAAGCCTGCGGATTGTCAAGGTCTATGGATATACCCACAATGCGCAAATCCTCGTCTATACCCATAAGGCTATTTTTTACTCTGTACCAACAGCCGAGTTCAAACTGCTCAATGTGCTTGTCTATTCTCGAGAGGTCGAGTGCTGTTATTTGATACTGCACTTTCGCACGATTAACAGATTTAAGATACTCCTTACCCTTGCTGAGAAGATTGCTTGCAAGTGTCACATCGTCCCATATCTGCGTACCGCTTATAATGCCGTACTTTGCGACCAAAGAACTGTCTTCTATGTAGTCCTTGCCACCATTCACAGTGCCGATAGTCAACCGCTTTTCGCTGTCTGTAAGCTTTGCACCAAGAGGATAAAGACGTGTTATGACCGCCGTTTCATCCACTTCTCGTGATATGGTTTTAAGATTGACCGCAAGTTCTATGGTGGTATCAGTGCCGTGTCCGATATGCTCCAGATAGTCTATGTACACCTTTCCGTCTTTATCACGAAGCTGTATCTCACCGCCGAATTTTCCTATAAGCTTGTCTGCAATGACGTCCATTGTCTTGTCCCAATTTGCAGTATGCGTGTAGTTGTTGCTTGCTGTCACAGTGACCTGTCCCAGCTCTATACGCTTATCTGCACCCACCTGAGAATTGTGCTTTGACAAGAATGAAGAAAGTACTGTTGATATACCTACCATTTTGTATTCAACATATGGCTGAACACTGTCATATAGCCAGCCTAAACGCCCCTCACAGGTGACTTTACGGCATATCAGACCTCTCTCGTCCATGCTGTCAGGACACTTCAAGACCCTGCCTATAAAAATGTCCTTGTCAGTGTTTTCATCATAGACCTTGACAGCCGTTGTCAGTGGTTTCAAGAAGTTATAGCCTACATTGTTCGGATATATGGTAAAGCTGAAACTATCCACAGCGTTGATAGACTTTGCAACCTTGCCGCCTGATATGCGGTCTGTGCCGTCGCTGTGTATGATAGTGTTTTCAGCTCCGTTTGTTATCGTTACTATGAACATCAGAGTGCCTCCTCATAAAGTTTGAGCGTGAGTGTGCCGAAACCATACGCCGCAAGAGTATTCACACCAGGCTGTAAAATCAGCTCGTCAAGGTCGAATTCTTTCTCCGTGTTGCGGTATACACTTGCACTTATCTCTTGGTCGTTGAGTGCAAAATAGGTGAAGCCCACACTCTTTGCATCGTCCTCTGAGCGCTTGTAAGAAAGGCGTGGGCGTATGGGTCTATCAGCATATGAGTAGATTTTCAAGGTCGCAGGAGGGGCGTATCGTGTCTGTTTGACCGCTGTCAGTGATATATCCGTCAAATTCAGATAGTCGGTCTCAAAGTTAAAATTGTCAAAGCCGATATCCGAGTAATCATCAGAACGCAGAAAAGGATACGTCTTGAAGTTCACTGTCAGATCAGCGGTGCGCCGTGAAGTGAACTCAAATGCAGATGTATCAAACACAGCCGTTGCCCCCACAAAGTGATAGTCTGTCAGAAAGCTTATCCTCAACTCGTCCTTTGCACCGCTGAGCCAGCGGACAACATCACACTTGCGGCGGTAAAGTTCGTTTTCATCTTTTGCAGAAAGGCTGAATTTTATCGTGATATCACGCTGCTTGTACGTCCTTTCTCCTGCCATTTTTGAAAAGTCATAAAAGCCGTTCATAAAAGGCAGGGTGGCTTCTATCCTGTTTTCCTCCGGCTGAGATATCTGAACGCCGTCCTTTTGGATAACCAAATAGAAATCGGTGGACTTCTTGCCGCCAAACTCTATGTATTCATTAGACACTTGCAAGCCTCCTTTCACTGCTTGTGACCCTCTCACCTAGTTTTCCGTCCACCTTTGACGTGAGCTTGTCACCGTCAAGATAAATGTTTCCTTGCTGTGCAAGCTGTGGGAAGTAGGTTTCTAGGAGGGCGATGATCTTGTTCATTGTATCATTACCGCCGCTATTCACGCTCTTTTCAGGAAGTGCCGAAAAGCTTGGCGGTATGACATCCGTATCCATAAGCGGTTGCAGTGACCTGTTGAACTGCATTGTGATAGTGTCCTCGTTGTCTGCTATACCCTTTGCGAAAAGGTCCATCATATCAGGCGCAAAAGTGTGGAAATTTGAAAGAGGACCCTTGTCAGGCTCAGAAAAGCCGAGAAAGTCCTTAACGCTTGAAGCTACGTCACATACAGTATCTTTAAGGCTCTGCCATTTCTCTTTTATGCCGTCTATAAACGCCTGTATCATATCTGAACCCCATTCCTTGAAGTCGTTCCACTTGCGTGAAAACCAGTCTGTAAGGTCGATAAGCATATCAGACAAAGCGTCTGAAACAGGTGCAAAATAGTCCACCATACCTTGTGCGATACCCTTGATGAGTTCGACCGCTATAAGTATGCCGTCGGCAAGGATATCAGGAAGATTTTTTAAAAGTTCCATTGTAAGCGTGCCGATGATTTCAAGTGCCGATTGAGCAAGCTTTGCCGCCGTATCACTATCTGAAAGTGACATTGTAAGTGCATCTATGATCTGCACTGCGCCGTCTATAATAAGGTCTATGTTATCCACAAGTGCTTCTGCAATAGCAGTCACTATCTGAATCGTTCCGTCAATTATTGCAGGCATACAATCTATAACAGCCTGTATAACCGTGGGTATCTGTTCAACAATAGCATTGATAAGGTCTGGTAAAATCGTCGGCAAAGCCTGTGCTATAGTGGTTATGATCGTTGCCAACGACTGTACAAGAGGACCTGTGTTCTGTATAAGAGCTGTTGCGATAGTTGTAATGGCTGTTATGGCCGCCTGCGTTATCGTACCGATATTATCGGAAATACCTTTTACAAGTGCCTGAAATATCTGTGTGCCTGCTTCTATGATCTGTGGGAGCAGGTCGCTCACAAGCTGTGGAAGCTCGGCTGCTATGTCAGGTGCAAGCTCACTTATGAGCGTTGTGACCCCTGAAAGAGCCTGCTTTATGACAGGCATAATGTTCTTTGCAAAGGTCTTTACTGTGCTTACCATTTCTTTGATAAGATTTTTCAGGTCAGCGTTTTTGTCACCCATTCCTGCCATAAGGTTTGCCCACGCTGCTTTCACAGAACCAAGAGAACCGGAAACTGTTGTTGCCGCTTCTTTTGAAGTTGTACCTGTGATGTCAAGTTCGGTCTGTACCTTGTGGATAGCCTCTATCATTTTGTCAAATGACACGCTGTTGACGGTCTTTTCATTGACCTTTATCGAATCCCCAAGCACGCCTGAATCGTTGATTAGCCTTGCCATTTCTGCAGCAGTACCGCCATAGCCGAGCTTTAAGTTATCAAGCATGGTGTAATTTTGCTTTGCAAAACCCTGATAAGCGTTCTGGATAGAAGATATGTCCGTACCCATTTTGTTGGCATTGTCCGACATATCTACCATAGCCTCATTAGCTATCTCTGCTGCCTGAGCAGTATCACCGCCCAAGCCTTGCAAGAGCGAAGCAGAAAAGCTTGTGACATTCTGCATATAGTCATTAGCCGATATTCCTGCGGTCTTGTATGCCTCACTGGCGTACTTTACGATAGTATCAGCGTTGTCCTTGAATAGTGTTTCAACGCCGCCTATGTTCTGCTCATAGTCCGCATATGCGCTCGCAGAGCTTTTGACTATAGCGCCTATGCCTGCACTTGCCGCCGATATAGTTGCTATACCAGCTTTTGCGGCAAGTGCAAAGCCCTTTTTGATAGTGCTCCCAAAACCTGAAACGACCTTACCGCCAAGAGAACTTCCAAACTTGTGACCATCGGGCATACTATCCCCGAACGCTCTTCTCAGCTCTGACGCAAGCCCTTGCATAGACGGAACTATCTGCACATATGCTTTGCCCAGCTGTGTGCCGTTTTCTTCTGCCATGTTAGCCCTCCTTTCCTAAGATTTTTCTTCTTGCTTCCTCATAATCCTCACCGCTTTGGAACGCTGTTATCTCACTGTCGCTGTCATTCTTACCTATGAGCTTTTCAGCCATTGGCTGCGGTCTGTTCACGCCCTTTTGACCGTCCTTTGTCTGCGACCAGCATATCCATTGCAGGCGGTCAAATATCAGCGCAAGCAGTATTTCAGAAAACGAACCGCCAACATCATTAAGTTTGCGCTTGACCCGTGATGAACTGTCAAGGCCACAAAGAAAAGTCGCCACCTTTCGTGCAGGCAGCGACTTAAAGTCGTATATGTGATAATACTGTGCCATATCGCAATCAAGCTCATCAGGATAGCGCTCCATGACAGCGGCAAGGACTAGGAGTTTTTTGTCTTAGGTGTCTGGAAAATCTCCACGATAAGCTTTGTTATCTCTTTAGCCGATACATAGCCGCACTTTTCTCTTATCTTCTCGAAAGCTTTTTCTTTCTTGCTTCCCAGAGCGGCGTCAACTACCTTGACATATGCAATGGGGTCGCCCTGTTCACACTTGCCGACAGCTTCGATAAATTCATAGTCGTCAAGGGTCTTCTCCTCTATTTCAAACTCAAAACCGCTCTCTGTCTTACCTGTCAGCATAGGTTATTCCCCCTTTTTCATGTACTCATAGTGCGTATTGCCGTTTTCATCAGGTGTGGCCGTGATAGTCAGCTCATAGCCGATAGCCTCGTTGTCCTTGTAGGTGATGTCAGATATCTCCGTCACCTTGCCGAACGGAACGACCACTCTTTTCAGCACGTTATTTTTCAGTATCATATCAAATACGAACGCCTGATCTTCATGCTCGGCACTGTTTACCTTGATAGTCAGGCCAGTGTCAAGGTCGCCCGAAACATTGCTGCTATTGTAGACAGTTTTCAGCACATCTGTATTGGTACACTCTATCAGCTTTACCTTGAAAGTGTCCGTCTTTTCCGTCTGCGGAGTGTCAACGATATCTCCGCCCCATGCCTTTATGTTCTCGGTAGAAATGCCCGAACTGTTTGTAACGCCGTCCTCTGAACAGTAGCCCAAGCTCTTGAACGCTTCGTCAAGTGCTGTTGTTGCATCTGTCGGCAGGGTTGAGCCTGCGGCCGCTGTGAAAACCGCTCCGCCTACCTTTGGCTTGCCTGTTGATACGTTATCTTTGTTGTTTGCCATAGTATTATCACTCCTCGTAGTAGGTTATATCAAATACCGCCTGATAGCGGTATCGCTTTGTTTCTGTGTCTGTGTAGTTGTAGTCTGATGTGCATACACAGCGGCATATATCGCCCTGTGACACGCTTTCAGACATAGCCTTTTTAACTTTTGCGTTAAGTTCTGCCGCCCCGTATAGGCTCGCTGAGTAGCTCTGAACGGCTATGGTGGCAGATGTGATAAAATCATTCTCTGCCGAGCCTAGCTTGTCGATAAGCACATACTCTTTTGGTGGGTTTTTAGGTTCTTCAAGATAAGCCGAAACGTTAAGCTTTGCTCCCAGCCAGTCAAGAATTATCTTCTCTATCACTTGCCAAGCACCGCCTTTAAAAGTGTGTTATCTCTAAGATTAGCACGCTGAGCCTTCTTGGTTTTAGCCTTGACGATAGCGACCTTACGGCGCATTTTCGGGTACCTTGTCCATGTGATAGTATACGCTTTATGCCCCGTGCCGAGCCTCTGAACGGCTCTGTCGGCATAGCCTTTGACCATGCTTTCAACAGGCTCAGAGCAAAGAAAAGCCGCAATGCCGTTGTGGTCAAGCTCTATCTTAACTTTACTCATAGCGCTCCACCTTTACTTTCTTGTTCCACTTTAAGGGGATATTATCGTCAATGCCCTGCGTAGGGATACCCACAGTTTTGAACGTCATTCCCCAGAACTCGACTTCTGTATTCTCCCATATGTGCGTGTCGCCTTTCGGGATAGCAAGCACATAAGCTATGCGTTTGCCTGATAGGTTGATCTCGTTCACAACGTCCTCTGCGGACGGCTCGCCCACAAGCACGTTTTCGACAACTTCCTGCGAAGTTTCGTATATAGGTCTTTTGAAGCCGTCAATGCCTGTCTGCGTTTTTACAGACAGCTTGACAGGTATGCCTTTGATATTTAATCTCATACATCATATACCTCCATAGCTCCGTATCTCTGCCGCATAACGCCCAGTTCTTTCAGTTCATTTCTGAGAAAATACAGTTGCTGTCCTGCGTTGAGATAGGTCATTGATACTGAATAGCCCATAGCTGCCTGCGACGCCTGCACAGCAGGTGGTGCATTATCAGCCGAACAGTCAAGACTTCTCACAACAGCCTTTGAGATTATCGCCTTTACTGTCAACGCATAGTCTTCATCACTTGTCACAAGGGCATTGACATCAACGCCGTAACGCTTGCCTATAACACGGAGCTTTGCGCAGGCGGTCTCGATAAGACTATCCGCCGCCTGCTGCTCCTGTGATGTAAGCTTTCGTCCGTATACTGCTATGTCGTCGATAGTGGCATAAACGCTGCTCATTCTGTTGCCTGAACGGCCTGAACGGCTGCAAACGCCTTAGGGTCAAGGATAGCAAAGCCGATATAAGCCTCTGTTCTGAGATACACCTCATTGTGACCTTTCAGATCTCTGCCTGAGTTATCAGGGTCGCCGTACTGGATAACTTCAAGGGGCAGCTCCTTTGCGTAGCCCCACTTGAAAGCTCTTGCAAAGTCGCCTACGATAGCCCTGTCTGTACCCTTATTAAAGTTTACGGTGGAATTTACATCGCAGGCTGTGCCGTTAAGGCTGCCCGGGTTTGCACCGAGAGCAAACTCTGGATACTGCTTTACGCCGTTGACCTTGAGTTTTGCAAGAGAAGAGGCAAACTCCTTTGAGAACGCAAAGCCTGTAACGTCGTAGTCGCCAAGCTTAGCAACTGCATCTTCGAGGTTGCTTTCAGGGTCTGCGCTGTCAAAGTCTACCTTTGCGGTGTTGTTGGCAACTGCCTTGTCGATATAGTTATCGCCGAGAGCTGCAACAACTGTCTTTTTTCTCGGGTTTATTCCGTGAAAGCCGAGAATGTCGATCGCACGAGCGAATTTGATAGCTGCGCCCTCTGCAAAAGACTTGATGACTTCAAGCTTTTTCTCGTCTGTTCCGTAGATGAACTCGTCGCTGAAACGTGCGCCGTATTCTATCTTCAGCGGACGCATCGTCACCTTGCCGGGTTTAGCACTGCCTGCGGATTTAGCCTCGCTTTCACCGATAACGTCCGCCTCATCGTCCATAGAGAAAACGAAATAGTCATTGCCGTTAAAGGACACAGGATCTCTTCTGCTGAGCTTTGCAAGGGTGGAATGACCCTTTACTGTTGAAAAAATGCTTGTTACTGTTTCAGGCTCAAGAAGTGTGCCTCTCTTAATTGTTTCTGCCATGATTATTCTCCTTTCAGCTTTTCAAGTGTTTTTCTAAGTGCGTTTTCCGCACTGTTTTTGCTTGGGTCGCCCTCTGCTCTGAAATCAGGGGCATTGTGTGATGTCTTAAAGTATTTTGACATCTTTTCTGCATCGGCTCTTATAGACTTTTCGTCCTCGCCGCTGAGCCTGTCCGAAAGCTCCGCAGGAAGTCCGTACTCCTGTGCGGCTCTCAGTTTGCAAAGGCTCTGTTCAGCCGCCTTGCCCTTTGCCGTAAGGTCTGCTATAGTGGTTTCATAGCCCTTGACCTTTTCTGCCATATCAGCAGGGGAAACATATCCCTCGAACTGCTTTGTGACAGCATTTGTGTTTTCCTCCAGCTTGGCATTTACTATCTTGTCAAGCTGTTCCTGCGTTGTGACAGGTTCAAATTCTTCTGCCATAATATCATTCCTTTCAAATATCAGTAGCTTATCTTTTGCTTTTTCTTTTCTTTAGCGTTCGCACAGCTCCAATGTGCAAGCACCACCGACTCTAGCAGCGAAATGTCAGCACCCTCCATTATTGAGCTGTAACCGAAACCTCCGCCTGAGCCTATGGCTCTGTGTTCACAGTTTGAAACAGCCTGCTCAAGTGCAGGTTGTTCTGCGTGGCATATCTTATCAGCAAACAGACTTTGCTCAAACTGAGCTGACGCCTGCACCACCTCAGCAACCTTTGGCAGCACAGCCTTGCACTTAACTCCTGCGTCTTTCATATCACTTTCAAGCACAGCCTGTCCGTTTGCACCGTCTATGGTCACTTGCCTTGCGTGAGGATTTCTGAGATATGAGATTATCCAGCCGTTCCCCTCTCGCACAGGGCGGCAGTCGATAGCTTCAACGAATATTTTGCCGTCAGAAGTTTTAACAGCAACTGCAAGAGAAACATTTGCCGTATATCTTGCATACTTAACGCCGAAGAACAGTTCAGGCGTGCCTGAAAGCTTTGGTGCTGTATCGATCTGATAGTTATGCCATTCCTCCCGGCTTATGGCAGACTTCTGATTGTATCTTAACCACAGTCCTAAACGCTGGATATTATCGTCTGTCTGGTCTTTGCCAAGCTCTGAACGTATCTTACGCTCGGTTAATATCGTGCCGAGTGAGGGATTTGTTTCATACCAAAGTTCAGGGTCATGTGCGTCAGCCATTTCAGGTATGCTCCACTCTGCCCAGCCGCTGTCAACGTTAGTTCCACTCAGAGTGTCACGGCGGTACTGATAGAACACAGTTCCAGATGATACCGCAGTAGGAGGAGTGCCGCACATCAGTGTCTGAGGGTTTGCAGAATCGGTAACAACGTATTTCAATGCACTTTCTTGGTCAGCCGTGTACTCCTGAGCCTCATCTATAACGAGCAGGTCATAGCCCTCACCAAGTCCGCCTTTTGATGAACGTGTACGGAAGTTGATAAGACCTCCGTCATTATCTTTGAGCCACTCGATACGTTCAAGGCCAAACTGTTTTGTGCTCTTGAAATCCTCTTTTTCGGTATATCCTGCCTTTGCAAGACGTTCAATGACCTTTTCCCATGCGTTGTGAGAGGTGGTCGTTCTGTGTGCCGTATAAAGAACACGCTCTCCGTGGATAAGTCCCCAGAGAGCACGCATTATAAGTATTTCAGATTTTCCGTTACGTCTTGGCACGCTGTAGCCGTATTTCATATGCGTCCACAATCCCTCGTCATTGGTCGCCATTATGTCATATAGCTGTATTTCCTGCCATTCCTGAGCAGTTCTGCCTGTGCTGTTATATAACTCTACAGCCTCGTTGCCCTTAGTCTGCTCATAAGGCAGGACAAGGGCTGTGGTGGGGGTCTGCCTGCCGACTCTCTTATCCTCAATAGGGAATTACCTCCTTTTGGGTATGAAAAAAGCACCCGTTAAGGTGCTTAGTTCCGATGTTTGATTAGTCTATTGTCTGCCAATCTTCCGACAGCATATCTGCTTGACTTGCAAGCCACCCAAGTTGTACACCCGAAGTTCCCACAAACGCTAATGCTTTATTGCCCATATCCTTATGGTTTACATTTGTCACAGTACCATTGGGGGATTTATAACTAACATTAGTGGCAAGCTCAACATACTGTCCTTTGCCGTTCCAGCCTTTTCTTGCTATTTTCTTACCTCTCTTTGCTTCTTCAATTGCCTGTCCAAAATTCATATTTATCCGTCCTTTCTGATTTTGGGTATAAAAATACCGCCTCGCCGTAGCGGAGCGGTTATTAACTAATATTTGAGTTCAGGAGGTAACTGCTTTTCTCGAATGTCTGTCTCTGATACTTCTATACGAGAAATATGAAAAGCTTTTTTACAGTCATTGCACCAAACATCTCCATATCCTTTACCACTGCTTATTTCAAGCAATCTGTAATCTGTATTTTCTTGTCCGCAATATGGGCATTTGCCTGCCTTATGGAGCTGCTTTATACTCGCTAGATTGTCAAGCCATTTCATACTATCACCTCTTTGTAACCAAGCTATAAAATAATCGTTCAAACCTATAAGCTTGTTTTTCCATTAAATCTAAGTTTTGCTGAGCATATGCTTTGCCATGTTTCTTTAGCTGTAAAACGTGGCACTTTTCATGCAATATGGTTTTTACTAATTCCTCTTCAGAAGAAAATGCACTTGGGAACAAGTCTATTCTTCCTATGTTATTATAGTCTGTTGAGCCATAAAAAGGAAGTGCAAGGAGTTTTTCAGAACGCTGAATCTTAAAGGTTATTCCGCTAGTATCAATAGAATATTTTCTACATATGTTCAGAATTTCTCTTTTCTGCATTGGCACTGTCAACGTTGAGAACGCACCTATGTTTTGCTCTTTTCGTTCAAGGTTTCTTCCTGATTTCATTATACCACTTTTTTTCGATTTGTCAATCCTGCTAAGCACTTCTTTTTCCTTAGCTCTCGCCTGCTCAGGTGTGAGCCTTGTGACCTGCTTGCGTGTTTCGATCTCTTTGCCGTTTTGAACGTCTGAATAGCTTATTTGATCATATGTGCCTGCCTTTTCATTGACGTAGGTTATCTCACAGGTGCAGCGCTTATGCCGCCGCCACACGTCCTTTGGAACATCAGGATAGACGTACTTTCCTGCAAGCTTTGAACACCATGCGCAGCACTTGCTGTGGTCTGAACGGATAACGTAGACTTTAAGTCCTGCCTTACTGCGAAAGTCAGCATTTGTTTTGACATAATCGGTGAAAATAGAGCCGTTTATGTTCTCAACTGACGCAGTGAACTCGCTTAGTGCCGTCTTGTCGGTAAGGTCCTTTTGAGCAGTTACTTTTGCAAGATTTTCTATCCTCTCAGAGGGGAAATCTGCTCTTTGTGGCTTTATGCCTATGCCTGCCGCCTTATCAAGCTGCTTTTGGATATTCTCAGCCACAGAGTTTATAAGTTCGTAATTATCACCGAATATATCACCGAGTATCTCAGCAATAAGCTGTTCATCTGTAAAAGCCTTTGGGCTTTCGGTTATGCTTTTCTCAAAGACTTTTTTCAGCACAGCTCCTGTTGCCTGTGCGAAGTAATCAACATCACTAAGATTTGCGTTACCGCTTTCAAGCCTTTTTATAATGCTCTGCAAGTGCCCGTTGCTCTTTGAAAGCTTGATAAGGTCGCTTTTTATTTTGTCTGAAAGTGCGCTCATTTGCCGTCACTCTCCATACCTGTGAGAGCCTTTATGTTTCTTGCACCTAAGTAGTCAGGAACAGCCTGATTTATCTTCAAGATAGCGTCGCCCACACCTGAAAGTGTAGCAGCGTCAGGCTCGAAGATAGGCAGCCATGCGACCTTTGTATCTCTGAACGCATCTCTTTGATATGCGTATCTGTCACGGATACAAACGGCAAGATAGCCCACATTGAGCAGACCTGTTCCGAACGTCCTCTGCGCCTTGCGTGCCGTTAATCGTAGGTTTTCATGACCTGCCTTGATAGCCTCTGCGCTGGAGGGGTTTTCAGTGGCAAAGCCCAAGTCATCAAGGGTCAGTCCTGTTTCTCCTGCGAACAGGCTTGCAAGTGTTCTCAGCTGTTCAGTATATGGCGTCATTGATTGCTGTTGAAACTGTCCTACAATGGGGTGATCGCCGTCGCCGTCTTTCGTGAAGTTCAGAAAAGAGGATATCGTAGCAAGGCGGTTATTGAACTCTGCGTCCTCAGATAATCCAAGCACATATTTTTGAGGAAAGCTGTAAAATTCAGCCGACACCTCAGAGCGTTTTATAGTTCTGAGAGCTGTCTGTGTATAGGCAATACAGGCTCTTGAAATACGGCTGTGACCGAAAGGGCGCTTTGCGTCAGGACGATATATTATCGGCACGAGCAGTGCATATGGTGCAGCGTTTGGTATACGCTGAACAAGCACACCATGGGAGTATATTTCCGTCATGCCTGCCATGAAATAAGCCTCTGTCTTTACAACATCCATGCTGTCACGCTCAAGCACTGCATAGCCCTCGGTAAGCAGATTTGTCACAGGGTCAATGATACCAGTGGCATTTGAGCCGTCAATTACCTGCAGGCGAGGATAGCCGTTATCTTCTCGGATATAGACGAAAGAACACGCTGAGATAAGAGCCGAAAGCACCGCAGAGTCAATGAGTATATCCTGATTGTTTGACAAGAATATTTCGCTCAGATTAAATTCATCATTTTGAAATTCGTCGAACTGCAAGCGGTCAGCAAGACTATCGACTGCTTTCGCACACCAGCCGACAGTTTCCTTTAGCCCCTTGAATTTTTCGGGAGCAAGGCTCGAAAAGTCCTGTGCGTTATTTTTCATTTCGTAGTACTTATATCTCAATAGCACTCGTGTTTGTTTATCGGCAAGTCTGCGTCGCAGATAGTCAATTCCGTATATTTCGTTTGTCATATTTTTGCTCCTGTTTAAAATTCTGCGAGATATTTACACAATGAAGGCGTGAACGTGAAATTGCCCCTCAAAGGGGGTGGTATGCCCCCATATGCTCAAAAAAATTGGAAATTTCGTGGAAATTCGTGTTTAAATCGACTTCCAATCAAAAGTTTGCGGTAAAACACGGTTGGATACGGCTTCTACCTTTTGGTCAAACACCTGTTTTTCTACCAATTTATCAGATTTCTGACGATTGCAACACCAATGAGCAAGCTGTAGGTTTTCAAGGGCTGAGGGGTGACCGCCTTTTGCTATGGGTATGATATGATCTATGCAAGCTGACAGTGGGTGTGGATACTTCAAGGAAAAATCAACAGGTTTTCCACAGATACCGCAGACTGTTTGGGTAGCATATATCTTTTTCTTGTTGATACGGAACTGTGTTTGATGTGAGCCGTTTCGATCTGGTCTTGATATTGGCATAAGGTCACCTTCTCAACACAAAAGCGACCGCAAAATGCAGCCGCCCTTGTGAAAATATTATAAGAAGTTTTGTAAATGGTGGAGCAGATGTTGAGCTGGCACGCTCTCGACCTGCATAAGCCCCTTACGGGGCTTAGAAAATTGGAGGTGACTTCAATGAAAGTACAAGTCTGAGGTACATCTACACTTTCCTCAGTTTAAATTATAACATAGGTAAAACGAACAGAGCGAACAAATTTAAGCATTTTGCAAAAATCTTTTGACCGCCATTCTACAGCCGTCCGCTGTACCTCCGACCTTGTGTCCTATCTGTATCCAAGTAAAGCCTTTTACAAACCTGAGTACAAATATCTTCCTCATTTGTCTATCCTCTATCCCCTTGATGAACTCCTCCACAGTCCTCTGCTCACGCTCTAGCCGTGCCTGTTCGCACAGCAGTGAAAGTGTATCACCACTCGGCAGAAAGCCGTCTATGCGTGTGCTGTGTGGTGTATAGGACGGCGGAGTGCATACGCTGATACTGTCGGCAACGTACTTGCCTGAAAGCTCTGCCTTGATGTCCTCAATGGCTGAGGCGTTCCTGCGGTAGGCTTTCAGGCGTGACATGGTCATTGGGTCAGCCATTAGCAACACCGTCCATTCTAGCTCCGCAGTTAGGGCAGTATGGTGTCGGGCTCAGAATTTTTGAATTACCAAAATTATAAAAACGGGTTTGGCATTCAGAACATGTAAAACTAGCAACCACTTTGCTGTACTGGTTAAATTTCCAATACCCACGCTTCACCTCCTGCACAACTGCGGTAGGCTGTTCGTTGATTATATCGGCAATGCTGCTGTTGTCACCCAGAATACCCGTTATGCCTTTTTCATATATCGGCATACACGCCGCCGATAGTTCGTTAATCAGATTGTCTGCGTCAATATATCTTGACATTGTTATACCTCCTCATTATTCAAGCCAGATTTTGCTATATTCGTCGAAACTTCCAACAAGCTTATCAAACGCTCTCACTTCGGTGCTGTATTCATGCCAGCCTTTTGCGTCCGCTTTGTCATATGCCGCTTCAATGTCCTTCACAATCTGCAAATATGATGTGTTTTGGTCTTTTAAGATGTCGAAGGCAGCTTTCAAGTAGTCGTATTTGTATTGGACGTTGAGGTAAGACACTGCAAGCCCAAAGCATTGTCCACAAACGGACAGCAGCTCGTCCTTCGTAAGACGTTTAAGTCTCTTTGCGCTCTCATTTGATGCACATTTCGTGTCATATGACGAAAGTGCAAAGTAATCTTCTTCAAAGCTATCATATCCATAGCACTTGAACGGACTATTTCCGTTTAGCATTATTCCGACAAAAAAATCGTCAAAATGTTCTGACACATAGGTATCATTGACAATGTCCCTCAAACTATCACACTCATATGAAAGGTCTGAAAACATCATTTTAAATTCCTGTTCCTGTTCTTCATCTCCGTCAAGTGCGTTGAGAAGCGTATCATCATCGCCGCTGAAGTAATACTGGTATTCCTCGCAAACGGAGCTGATATCGTATAGCTGAGATGTTATTTCCTCAAAGTTTAGCTGCGATACAATCGCTTTCTTATAGCGCAGGTTTTTGGCTTTTTCAGCTTTTGTCACTCTTATCCCTCCTCAAATTCAGGACACTCAGTCACAGTATACGAGTGTATCATTCCGCCCTTTTGAGCTTCATACATCCTGTGCTGACACGTCCTCCAACCCTCGACAGGTCTGCGGTCTATGGACCATGCACAGCCTGTGAGGTATTCTCCTGTTATCTTGTCCTTTGTCGGTACTGCGTGGCGACAGTGCCAGCAGAGGGTGTGGTCAGTGTGTTTCATTCTCACACCTCAACTCTTCCAGCCTACAATACACCAACGTATTGCCACAAGTCTTGTCAGCGATCTCTGCCTGATAGAAGAACTGACCTGTCTTACTGCTCTTGCGGATAATGCACCCTGTCAGTTCGTAGCAATCAGAGCCGTTGTAGCTCACCCTGTGTCCGAGACTTTTCTTTACTTCGTGTATCGTCATAGCTCCTCTATCCTCACATAAATGCCAGGTATGTCCGCCCAAAACTTCTCGCATATCTCACTCGCCACAAGCTGGTCGTCAGTCCAAAAGCCGCATAGTGTCATGCAGTCCTTGAACATCTTCTGCAGGTTGTCTGTGTCAGGCTTGCTGGTCTTGTACTCTCCGTCCTTGTGCTTGCCGTCGTTAGGAAACAGCCACTTTGTTACCAGCCTTATCCCACAGATGTATTTCTCAGGCGGTCTGTGCCTTGCTAGGTTTGCCGTGAGCTTTTCTTTTGCCGCCTTGACATCGGGTGGATCATAAAATATCGGCTTGCCGTTTCTCACTGCCACCTTGTGTTCCTGCGCCGTAGCCGTCGGCGGTATCATCGCCATAAAAAATTCAGTCATTGTTATCTGCTCCTCTCGTGCGGTCGGTGTGCTAGCCGCCTTATTATTTCAGAATAGATTTTCGGGCGGCTTATGCCCGAAAATATATATTATGTAATAATATACTTTTTCTTCCCTCGGGAAAAAGTCGGTATTTTGCCGATATTTTCTTCCCAAGGGAAAACACCGATATTTTCCTTACACTTACTCGATTTTTTCCTTTCCGTTTCAAAGTAAATTTTCTCGACTTTTTCCTTTCTTTCACTCATTTTTTTAAGCCGCATTCTCCGCCATCTATCCAAAAACCACCATGCTCTTTTAACCTTGAACGCACTGTCTTTTCGGTAACTGCAAGATACTCCGCCAGCTCAGAAATGCGGCACTTGCCGTTCTCCTGCACACCGCTGAAAGCTGTTTCAATGCTCTCCTTGCGCTCCTTGCTGCGGTCTTCACTGGTCTTTTTCTTGCTGAAATTCTTCTTCCAATTCGGCGTGATGTCCTCTACCTCGCAGTCTTTAAGCACGCCCACAGTATCCTCTCTGTGAACAGGATAGTCAAACCACATATTGAGGGGAGCAAATTTCGGGAACTCTCTCAGAGTACCCTCTATACGCCATGCAGTACGGTTTCTTACCGCAAGCTTAGCCTTGTCTATGTCGGCCATCATAAGCTTGTATGAGTTCGGGTGCAGGTGCTTGTGCGTTATCTCAAGCATTTTTGACGGCGTAACAAGATCGTCCTGTGAACAAAGGTCATCAGTATTTCTGTAAAATCTCCTCATCCAGTTCTCACAGATACGGCAAACAGTTTCGTCCTCCTGCTGCTTGTAAAGGCTGTCTGAAATGTCAAGCTCTGAAAGGTCAAGAAGTGCGTCAGGGTCACGGGCGAATACTCCTGAACCGCTGGCTCTGTCCATTGAACGCTTACCGCCCTGCGCTCCCTTTGAGTGGTGGTGGCAGTATATGACCGCACAGCCAAGCTCTGTGCATACCTTGTCGAACTGGTTGCAGAAGTGCGCCATTTGGTCTGCTGAGTTCTCGTCGCCTGTTATGACCTTGTAGATAGGGTCGATTATCACGGCAATGTAATTCTTCTTGCTTGCTCGGCGTATAAGCTTTGGTGCAAGCTTGTCCATTGGTACGCTGTGACCTCGCAAGTTCCATATGTCTATGCTACTGAGGTTTTCAGGTTCTAGGTGCATTGCGGTGTACACGTCCTTGAAGCGGTGCAGACAAGATGCTCTGTCAAGCTCTAGGTTGACGTATAGTATCTTCCCCTTGGTGCATTGCCAGCCAAACCACTTGACCCCCTCAGCTATCGCCACGCACATTTCGATAAGTGCATAAGACTTGCCTGCCTTTGACGGACCTGCAATGAGCATTTTGTGACCCTGTCTGAGAACACCGTCAATAAGTGGGGGTGCAAGCTCAGGCAGGTTATCCCACTCAGCACTCAGGCTCTCAGGGTCGGGGAGATCATCATTGATACTTTCTATGTAATCTTTCCATTCTGAAAAGCTTTCTTTGCCTATGTTCTTGTCAATGATGAACTGTTTCTTGCCGTTCCTCATAACGCCTGGCATACGGCTAAGACGTGAGGGATTGCGGTTTTGTTTATCTATGTCAAGACCGCTCTCTTTGCAGACCTTGTAAAGAAAATCAACACGCCTGCGGTATTCATCATAGTTGGGAGCATCTATCTTGACGATAGCGTGAACGCTCTTTCCACCGCTGTATACAAGCACAGCGATAGGAAGTTCAAGCTCTCTCATCACAGCGTTCTGCTGTTCTATAGGCATACTGTCGCTTTCAACAAGAGCATAGCGGTAGTCTGTTACATTCTCGTTCTTTACGCCCTTGCCGTCAAGAGGATTGAAGCGGATCCACGCTCCGGCTTCTTCCTTGTAGTCGCCAAACACCGCACCAATGTCGCCGTTACATTCGCCAAGCCTCTTGATAAGCTCCCCTGCAGTCCTGTCACAGCAGCCCTTTGTGGGCAGATACTTGGTCTTGCCGTCCTTTTCTGTCTCCCACGTTTGCGTAACATAGCCCACGTTCTCTCCTGCCTCAAAGAGTGTTTCAAGATATGTGACTATCTCCTTGACAGGATCCCATTGGGCAGGCTCGGTGATCGGTATGCCCTCACCGCCGTTTACTAGGGGACTGCTTTCTTCTGCAACTATCTCGCCGTCCCAATCGTATGCCTTAAACTCATGGGGGCTGTATCCTCTTTCCTTTGCCATTTGCACGATAGTTCCTGCGGTCACGGGCTGAGCATTGCCGTTAAAGCCTTGCCACTTGTGTTCACACTCACCGCTGTGATAACGGCTGTCTGACCTCGACCAACTGTCCCAATCGTTCACGGAATAGCCCTCGTGTTTGAGAGCCATTCCCACATTGACCCATTCTTGATAATCACAGCTTGCAGGGTCTATGTATTCAAGCATTTTAAGCAAATTTGTGTTATCCATTCACTTCTCCTTAGTTCTCAGGTGTGTATGTTTTCGGGTCGATATCTCTCGGCACTCTCCAGCCGTTAGCAGAGATACGGGCTATCATTTTGCTTGCACTGTCAAAGCTCCAAGAGCCAACGTGCTCAAAGCCCTTGCTTTCAAGCAGCCTTATCTGCTTAGGCGTGGTAAGTCCTGCATTGCGGCGCTTTTCAAGGCGGTCAAGAATAAGCTTTGCCTTGCCTGCGTTGTCTATATCGTCAGGGAAAATGCCCAGCTTTTCAAGCTTTGCTTTCTGCTTGTCGGTAGCAGGAGCACACTCCCAGCCAAAAGCAGGAACGTAAGAGGACAAGTCCTCAGCCTGTATTGACATTTCATACTGCAAAGGGTCAACGAGCTTTCTCTTGCGTGTTTTCATTTCTTTGAGCTGTTTTGCCAAAGACTCTTCACGCTGTGCCACAACGTCCTCGCTTGCCTGTTTTTCTGCCTCTTCGATATCCACTGCACAACCTGCCTCATTGGCAAGGTTTTCGGTCATTTTCTCAGCGACCTCTTCATTCTGACAGATAAGGTGTGCAGGTCTGCAAAGCTCGTGGCGTTCTGTGTGCCACAGGAAGTCAAGCAGTAAAAGCTCTGTCTTTCCCTCGCAGAGCCTTGTACCTCTGCCTACCATTTGACAGTAAAGCCCACGCACTTTTGTTGGTCTTAGCACGATAACGCAGTCAACTGACGGACAGTCCCAGCCCTCTGTGAGGAGCATTGAGTTGCACAGCACATTGTATTCGCCCTTGTCGAAAGCTTCTAATATCTCCGCTCTGTTTGTGCTTTCTCCGTTGACCTCAGCGGCGTTGAAACCCTTGCTGATAAGGATATCACGGAACTTCTGAGAGGTCTTGACAAGTGGCAGGAACACAACTGTCTTGCGTTCCTTACAGTATTTGAGCATTTCATCAGCTATCTGATAAAGATATGGGTCAAGTGCCGTGTCGATATCACTTGCCTTGAAATCTCCTGCCTGAGTTGATACTCCTGAAAGGTCAAGTTTCAGCGGTATGGTGATAGCCTTGATAGGTGAAAGATAGCCCTCTTTGATAGCCTGTGGCAGGGTGTATTCATATGCAAGGCTGTCGAACACAGAGCCTAAGTTCTTCATATCGCCCCTGTCAGGTGTAGCCGTCACCCCAAGCACCTGAGCCTTTGGAAAATGGTCAAGCACTCTCTGATAGCCGTCTGAGATAGCGTGATGAGCCTCGTCAATGATAATGGTATCGAAGTAATTTTCCGAAAAGCCTTTGAGCCTTTTCTCACGCATAAGGGTCTGAACTGATCCTACCACAACACGATACCAAGAGCCTAAACAGCTTTGCTCTGCTTTTTCGGTGGCACAGCCAAGCCCTGTTGACTTCATAAGCTTGTCCGCCGCCTGGTCGAGCAGCTCGCCCCTGTGGGCAAGGATAAGCACACGCTTACCCTGCCGCACACATTCTTCCGTAACAGCCGAGAAAAGTATTGTCTTTCCCGTTCCTGTGGGCAGAACTGCAAGGACTTTGTTTATTCCCTCAGACCATTGTTCGAGTATAGCAAGCTTAGCCTCGTTTTGATATGGTCTTAAATTCATCATCAGAACGCACCGGCTTTCCAGCCGCCTGTCTGAGCAGGTTGACTATACTGCGGTGTCTGCGTCTGAGCAGGCTGAACGGTAGTCACATTCTCGTCATAGGCGTAGAGCTTCTTTATCTTGTTGGACTGCCTGTCCTCACCGTCCTTGTTCTTGTAGTTGTCAACGTAGACGTGACACTTGCCCTTTTTGCCTGTGATAGCGTTCCAGTTCATTTTCAGCGGTTCGCCGTGCTTTTTAAGTCCCAGTGCCAAGAAAAGTGCTGAGAGTTTCCACTCAAACTTGTTGCAGAGGAAGAAGTTCTCTGTTATCTCTACGCTGTCCTCAGCTCCCCATATGGTGAATGTGACCTTAGCCATATTGCAGGACGGCATTTTTGCCGACCCCTCGTATCTTGTACGCTCAAACTTGCTGACGGTGAAGTCATAGTCCCCCTCAGGGAGCAGGACAAAGTCCCCACCCTCGTTGACTATCTCATCTTCCCAGCCGTATTCCATAAAATTATCCATAGTGTTGTCCTCCTTTTAAAATGGTACTTTCTGATTTTCTCTGATAAGCGGCAGCATTTGCTCCCAAGCACCTATCAAACAGCCCTGCACAAAGTCGTCAGGATAGTTGGTAATAGGGGTATCATAAGGGAAATAGTTTCTCTGAGATACCACAAGACGTATATCCGATTCGCTTACGTTGTTGGCTCTCATAAGGTCTGCAAGTGCTTTCGGTATGCCCTCAGGGATAACGATAGGCGGTGGTGCAACGTCCTCAAAGCCGCTGAGATCAGTAAGAGGCTCGTTAGCTTTTGGCTCGTCTGCTTTCTGTTCTGTCTGTACAGGCTGTTTTGTCGTGGCATCTTCAACAGCTACTGCGGTAGCAACTGTAGCGGAACTGTTGCTGTGTTGCCCACTGAAAGTGAACAGGTGAGCTATACCACTATACTCAAAAGGCATTTCAGACGGAAGTCCGTCACGATTTTTAGCGTCCCAGCAAGGGTGATGTGTGGTGTACATAACACGGTCACCGCCCTGAGCCTTGAACTTCTTGCCGTCCTTATCCACAGCTACTGCATATGTTTTGTAGTTTGCAAACAGCACCATATCTGCCCATTCTTTCACAAGAGGCGATATCTGAGAAGAAGTTTTCTTGCCGAGTTTCAGTTCCCAGCGGTCATAAGCGCCCAGCTCGTCAGGCTGTTCAAACTTTCTCATCTGAGCGTGAGCCGTGAGCACAACGTTGATACCGCTGTCAACTACCTCCTGCAAGAGATTAAGAAACTTGCCTATCTCCTCTTTTTCGTAAACATAGCCGTTGCCGTAGCCGAAATCTTCAATGCCTTTCTTCTGATGAGCCGAGCAGATAGCTTCAATGCAAAGCTGTTCAGCCCAATCAAATGTATCAATGACAAGGGTCTTGCAGAGCCTGCCGTTCATAGCTTCCTTTACCTCGTTTTTGAGCATTTCCCAGCTTGTTGGCTTAGGGAAACGTCTGATGTTCAGCTTCTTTGTACTGCCCTCAGTATCAATAAATACAGGGTCGGGGAACTGAGCCGCAAAGGTGGATTTGCCTATGCCCTCAGGACCATATATCACGACTTTCTGTGCGGAGCTTACAACTCCTGATGTTATCTCATACATTAAAATGCACCTGCTTTCCAAGTTTTCGTTTCTGTGTTTTCTTCCTTATCATTGTCCATTGACCTGCCGTCTTCGATAATGATACTGCACTCGTCACCTGTGGAAACTCTTGTGGCTATCGCCTGCAAGCCCTGTGCTTCAAGCCACTTGCCGAAGTCATCAAGGGTGTCGGTATCCATTTGTTCAAGCTTGTCCAGCAGGACAAAGCCGCAGTCAGGGTTGAGCTTTCTCACGATAGAGGTAGCGACGATAAGCTGTTCTGCTCCGCTTATACTATCCCACTTATGCCCGTTATACACCAGCTCTCCGTCCTCAACGGAAAGTCCTTCAAGAGGCAGGTCGGCATTGCCCAGCAGGTCAGTTTTAGCCTGCCTTACGTCCTCTATCTGCTCAGTGAGATATGTATACTGTGAACGGTAGTCCTCAGCGTCTATCTCAGCTTTCTCCCTGTCGAGATTTGCTCTTATCTTCTTGTTCAGTTCCTCGATATCCGAGATATTCTTTTCAAGCTCCGCTGTGCTTTCGTCCACAAGGTCTTGAGCGTCAAGGCTTGCAAGCTTGAAGTTGTTCACTGCCGCTTCATAGCTTGCTTTTGCACGTTCATAGGCGGACTTAGCAATCTCCAACTGCTTTTCGTAGTATTCTTTCTGATCACGCTTACGCTGATTTTCGCCGTTGCGAGCAAGTATATCCTGCTGCTGTCTGATAAGCTCCGAAGCCGAAACAGGCTCGACAGGGACGTTTGCGTACACGGGCATTTCCTTTGCGAACTTAGACTTCTGGTCAGCTATCCTGCCGATAGCAGTACGCTGGTCATAGAGGGAGTGTTCCTTATGCTCCAACTGATAGAGCGTATCACCCACGCCGATTATTTTCAGCAGAGTTGAAGCTTTTTCCTTGCTCGACTGATTTATGAACTTAGGCAGGTCGAGGGCAAACTGTTCAACAAAGCTGTTCAAAAGCTGTTGACCGCCTTTTTTGCCTGTGCTGTCGGTGACTTTGAGAGAGCTGTTCTTGCCCGAACGCTCCACTACTATACCGTTGTCGAGGGTGATCTTCAAATGTGGTTCGACAACAGACCCCTCACGCTGAGGAGAGGACGGCTTATACTTGTCACCGCCAAGTGCCCAAGCGATAGCGTCAAGTACAGAGGTCTTGCCCTGCCTGTTCTTGCCGCCGATAACAGTAAGTCCATTCTTTGCAGGCTCAAGCTGTACGGCTTTTATCTTCTTTACGTTCTCAAATTCAAGCGAGTTTATTTTTACTGACATTTTTCATTCTCCTTCCACTGGCTTTCCATCCATTCATCAAACTTTTGCAGTTCTTCATCTGTCGGCTCGTCCTCAGGTCTGCCTTTGTCAAAACCGAGTGTACAACCACTTTCAAAGCAACAGCCTGCTAGGTCGGCAGAGCATTCCACGTCATCGCCATATTCACGATATCCCCAAGCGCAATCCTGACAGCACTTCATGACAGGGTCTACGCAACGTGTCGGTAAACCTTTCATTTGCAGTCGCCGCCTTTCAGCCTCTCGATGTTGTGCTTGAAAGCCTCAACATATCCTGTCAGGAATTCGTTTGGGTAATCATCGAGGGCTATTTTCGCCATTTCCTCTATTCCTTCTTGACAAATGTCAAGCAATGTGCTATCATCAAGGTGTGTTGAATTGGTATCTTTTGATACCACCTCAGAGCTTGTGCCTGTTGCCGCAGGTGCAAGCTCGTTTTCTTTTAGGTACTCTGCCAAATACGCACCACACTTAAAATCTTTTTCGCATAGCGGACAATTTTCGCAACTAACAGCAAATCCTGTACAGTACTCCACCGCCTTTTCAAACTCCTCTTTCGTTATCATCGTTATCCTCCTTAATATTTCCCCATTGTTCAGCCATTGCAAAAGCAATACCTTTAAACGTTTTGCTCCTTACCTTAGCACGATCTTTGCCAGAATGACGTGTTTCTTCCCATGTGCGTGATTTACCATTAGAATATCGTCCAAACAGCTTGCCATTATCAGGCTTGTCCCCTGTATATGTTGGTCGTAGGACAGGCAGCCCCTTTAGCCATAAACACGTCGCCTTTGTGACAAACTGTTCTGAGTCTTCCGGTCCGTTTGAAAACATATATGGGTGAATTATTTGATCTGCCTTTCTGAATACAGTATTCATACGCCCTATAGGGTTTTCCACTGCAATTTTCGGTGCGTTCGCCGACACAATCTGCATAAAAAATACTATTGATTCTTCACGGTGTTTCATACGCTCGACCACCTTTTCAGCAGGTGTGCATTTCAAACTATAGTGGCGTGTAGCCACGTTCGTAAGGTACGTACACGGTGGGTGTGCGATAATCATATCCCATGTTTCAACAGTATGCTGCTTGCCGTCACAGGTGAAGAAATCGGTATTGCCATTGATAATATCCAAAACATCATTGCATATATGCCATTCAGGGTGACCGCCTGAACACATCTGAATATCGCAGCTGTACGCTTCGTGTCCTTTCGCACGGAACGCTTTGCAGACCTCTTGAGATTCCTCACAGGCTATCAGAACTTTCATTGTTCTTATCCTCCTCATTTTCAAAACGTTTCCCCCAGTGTCTATCCACCACGCTCAGCACAAGATACATCACTACATCTATCCCTGCAAGCACAGCTATTGTTATCAGCAGTATTCCTACAATGTTCATTACCACTTTCCTTTCATTTCAACTTCGACCTTGACCACGGGTCTGCCTGCTTCTCTCACCGCACGCTTTATGCTCTCCTCTGCTTCCTCGTAGGCAGTTTCTTTTACGCTTACATACCACCTGTACGCTACATACATTGTAAGCACCACCAAGAGCGCTACCGCTGCGGCACATCTGATTATCTCTAGTACGGCTATCATTTTCTCACGTCCTTTCCGTAAAGTGTGCGGAGCTTTTTAAGCCTTTTCTCGAAGTTGTCGATATCAATACCCCACACCTCGTAGGCTATCTCGGTATTGACCGAGTGTGGCAACCATGACTTCACACCACGCTTTACCATTTCTTCCTTAACAGCTTTCTTGATCTTGATAGTCTGCGTTTCACCTGTGCCGAACAGCTCCTTGATATCCGAATTGGTTATTTCGGGCTTTTCATAGTACAGCCGCACTGCCATTTCAATGTCAGGTGACCTCATTTTTATTCCTCCTCGTTTTATATTTTGTGGCTGTTGGGTAGTATTATTGTCCGTCATCGTCTGTCAGCTCAAAAAGCAGCTTGCCTGTCAAAGACCAATACTGCGTGACCTCTCGATATGGGTCATTTTCTTTTCCTGAGCCTTTAAGTGCTTTTGTGACAATGACCTGTCTTGTCATTGCACTGTCGCAGCCCCTCAATTCAATGTTGTTTGTCATTGGTTCACCTTCTTTTTCTGTCTTATTACTGTTGATTTTATACTTACCGTTGCTGTACACGATCTCTACACCGAGTACATCTGCAATGTTTTCAGCAATACATCTACTGTCATCTACACCGCACATGAATGCTCTGATCGTATTTGCTTTCAGCCCTGATTTTTCAGCAATCTGAGCATATGTTAAGTGCCTTGACTTCGCAATCGTTTTGATGTTTTGCCGAAACTCATCAAACATAATTCCTCACCCCTCATTTTCTGTCCGTTGAATCGGACTGTTAGCTATTGACATTTTTAGCGTTCTGAGTATAATTAATGTCAAGAGATTCATTATACGCAATCTTGTCTGTAAGTGCTTTCTCCTGCTGTACGATCTCATTGAAAGACACTCCAAAAATGTCAGATAACTTTGTCATAAGCGTTATGTCCATTTTCTTTTGTCTTTCATGAGCTTCGATTAGTTGGTAATACTGTTTTGATATTCCAAGCATATCGGCAACATTCTGTTGAGTAAGCTGCTTGTTTTCACGGAGAGTTTTTAACCATTCTCTCATTTGTTTCACCTCCTTGTAAACGTTTTGTTGTCTATATAATAACATATAAAAGCTCAAATGTCAACACTTTGTTGCTAAATTAAATAAATTTGTGAGTTTTCAATAAATTCAGACAACAATTTGATGACACTATTGACAAGTCAACAGAAAGTTGATATAATTTAATCAATGACAAGGAGTTGAAAAATATGTATAACGATATATTAAGACAGCTAAGAAACGAAAAAGGAGTATCTCAACAGGTTGTAGCTGATTATCTTAATATCACTAAACAGGCATACAGTTTGTATGAATTAGGAAAGCGAGAGCCTGATTTTGAAACATTATTGAAATTAGGTGAATACTTTGACGTTTCCACCGATTATATTCTCAGGGGTGAAAAGACCGAAGACGATACCGACGATAACATCAAGTTCGCCCTATGGGGAACATCAGACGTTGATGATGATGTGTTGGCAGATGTAAAACATTACGCTCAGATAGCACGTCAGATGAGAGAGGATAAAAAGAACAAAGAATAGAGGCGATACATATGGATAGTGCTGAACTACGCAGCTTTGCGGAGGACAGGGACATTATAGTTATCGACGGAAAATTAAGAAATGAGCAGAAGTCCATATCCATTAGCGATAGAGGGCAATGTGCGATTGTGGTAGACCCTAAGAAAATCGCCACGAGAGCAGAAGAAACTGTCATAATGGCTCACGAGCTGGGACATTGTGAAACAGGTGCATTTTATAACGAAAGAACGCTGGAGCTTCGTTCTCGAATGGAGTTTCGTGCGGACAAATGGGCAATAAAAAAGCTCGTCACAGAGGACGAGCTGATAGAGGCATTTGAAAATGGTATCCTTGAAATATGGGAGCTTGCCGACTTTTTCGGTGTGACCGAAGATTTTATGGTCAAAGTTTGTGAGTTATATGGATACTATAATAGAGTAATATAGGGATAAAAAGGAGGCGACAAC